TGCAGCAAGGCATTGTAGCGTGGAACCGTGGTTCACTGGAGTTAGAAAATGGTTCAAAAATTATTGCGGCTTCTACTAGTGCCAGTGCTATCCGTGGTATGTCTTTCAATATTGTGTTCCTGGATGAGTTTGCGTTTATCCCCAACCATATATGTGATCAGTTTTTTAGTTCCGTTTACCCGACGATTAGTAGCGGAAAGAAATCAAAAGTAATTATAGTTTCTACCCCTAACGGGATGAATATGTTCTACAAGATGTGGAACGATTCTCTTAAGGGAAGAAATGAGTACATATCAACAGAAGTTCATTGGTCTGAAGTTCCTGGTAGAGATGACAAATGGAAAGAACAGACGATTAGGAATACATCGCAAAGGCAGTTTACTCAAGAGTTTGAGTGCGAATTCCTAGGATCTCAGGACACTCTGATTGCACCATCAAAACTAAAAGCATTATCTTTTGACACACCTCTACAGAAAAGTGGAGGATTAGATATTTACGAACCTAGGAAAGAAGGGCACGACTATGTAATGACAGTTGACGTGGCACGTGGTACCTCACAGGATTACTCTGCCTTCTGCATATTTGATATCACAGAGTTCCCATATCGTTTGATAGGCAAGTATCGAAACAATGAAATCAAACCTATTCTATTCCCCAACATTATTGTAGAGACAGCTCGTAACTATAATAATGCACATATTATGGTAGAGGTTAATGACATTGGAGATCAAGTTGCATCGATCATCCAGTTTGACCTAGAGTATCAAAACCTTTTAATGTGCGCAATGCGTGGTCGTGCAGGACAAGTTATGGGATCTGGTTTCTCTGGTGGCAGAGCACAGCTTGGTGTCAAGATGTCTAAGACTGTCAAAAAGATTGGTTGCTCCAACCTCAAAGCTTTGATTGAAGAAGATAAACTTTTAATTAGTGATTACGAAACTATTGCAGAACTGACAACTTTTGTACAGAAGAAAGATTCCTTTGAAGCTGATGAAGGATACAATGATGACTTGGTGATGTGTCACGTCATCTTCTCTTGGATGGTAATGCAAGATTACTTCAGAGAAATGACGGATCAAGATATCCGCAAACGTATTTACGATGAGCGTTCTAATGAGATTGAACAGGATATGGCACCCTTCGGATTTGTTGACAATGGTTTAGATAACGATACTGTAGTTGATGAAGAGGGCAATGTTTGGGAAGTAGACGAATATGGATCGAAACAATATGCTGTTGAATATATGATGCCATACATCTAATGGATCTAGAAGAACAGTTTTCAATTGAACACGTTCTATTTCAGACACGTACGTGTAGGACTTGCGGTGTGACTAAAGATTTGGTAGATGGGTTTTATTTAACTAGAAAAACTAGGGGAAACGTTCCTAGCTCTTATTCCTATGAGTGTAAGGAATGCACAATAAAGAGAATTACTAATAGGAGAAAGGAGTCTCGTTCAACAGAGATGTATCCAGACTGGTAGTTCACGCGGTGTTTCCCCACTGAAAGAGCTGCAAATAATAAATAACTTAAGAAACCACTGGATTTCATTTCAGGAGAACTACAACAATGGCAGGTCAAGTATCACCTGGGGTCGTTATTAAGGAACGCGACCTAACGAACGCCCGTATTGACAATACCGTCGATAACGTTGGCGCATTAGCAGCACCGTTTGAACGCGGTCCTGTTAATGAGATGATTAACATCCTTAACGAAAAAGCACTACTCGACACTTTCGGTCGCCCGAACGAGAACAACGCAGAATTTTGGTTCACAGCAACTAACTTCCTCTCGTATGGTGGACAACTTCAGGTTGTCCGAGTCGGCACGGCAGCACTAGTTAACGCAGTGTCCGATAGTGCTACCGCAACACTGATTGAAAACGATACTGAGTATGTCGTCAACCACTACGATGGCGCACAAGCTTGGCATTATGGTGCTAAGACAGCAGGTAGTTACGGCAACAACATCAGCGTCCACGCTATTGACCACGGTTACGATGTAACTTTGGGAACCAGCGTTGCTTTGACTGCTGGTGCTGGTAACGCCGCATACACCTCTTCTGGTGCATCTGGTAAGGTTTACACCGATCCAGCTGGTGGATCATCACTCCTCTTGATCGAAACCACTGGTAACTTCCCTGTTGGTTCTGCGAACCTGCTGGTCAAGGAAACTGGCGCTACTGCTACTACACTTAACGGTGCTGTTGCATCTGGTGATGCTACTATCACTGTCACCGCTGCTACAAACATCGCTGTTGGCGAGCACCTGCTTCTGGCATCTGGCGAAATCGTCAAGGTCACAGATATTGCTTCTGCTCCTGATTTGGGTGTTGACCGTGGACAGTTTGGTACTGCCGCAGCTGCTCAAACAGACGGAACAGATGTATTTGAACTGACCCAAGCAGACATCACCACATCGATGAAGTGGTGGGACAATGTGAAGATCAGTGGAACGAACATCAACTGGAACACTCTGGTTTCCCGTCCTGGTACTTCGCAGTATGCTGCTAACTTCGGTTCTAAGTATGACGAACTGAGCATCGTGGTTCTGGATGCTACTGGCAAGATCAGTGGTACCAAGAACACTGTTCTAGAAAAATTCCAAAACCTTTCCAAGTCTGCCGATGCGCAAACTTCTGAAGGTGGCGATAACTACTACGCCAACGTTCTCCGTTTTGCTTCCGAGTACCTGTACTTCGGTAAGCACGACAGCACTAACGTTACCGCTAGCTACGCTGGTTACACCACTGGCATCTGGGGCAGCGGCATCCAAGACGGTCGCAACTACACAATGCTGGGTTACCAGTCCTACACCCTTGCTGGTGGCGTGGATGGTTACAACGTTGATGCTGGCGATCTTACCTCTGGTTACGATTACTTCGCTGATACAGAAGCAATCAATCTTGATTATGTCCTTGCTGGTCCTCTACTCAGTACTCGCGTTGACTCGATCACAGTTGCTCAGAAGTGCATCAACATCGCTTCTAGCAGAAAGGATTGTATGGCATTTGTTTCTCCTTACAAGGCAGCCGTGATTGGCACGCTTGCCGCTAGTGTGGAGCAGCAAAGAGATAACGTAATCGACTTCTTCGATGGCGTTGGATCTCCTACTTCTTACGCTGTGTTTGATAGCGGTTGGAAGTATGTCTACGATCGTTTCAACGATACTTATCGTTACGTACCTTGCAACGGCGACGTTGCTGGTCTCTGTGTTGAGACGGGTGCAGATCTGGATCCTTGGTTCTCACCTGCTGGTTTCACTCGCGGTGTTCTCCGTGGTGTCATCAAGCTTGCTTACACCCCTGCTAAGTCAGATCGTGACAAGCTGTACCAAGCACGTATCAACCCAATCTCGACATTCCCTGGTCGCGGTACCGTCCTCTATGGTGATAAGACTGCTCTCAGCACTCCTTCCGCATTCGACCGTATCAATGTTCGCCGTTTGTTCTTGACTGTCGAAAGACAAGTTGAGAATCTTGGTAAGAACGTTCTGTTTGATTTGAACGATGAAATTACTCGTTCTTCTTTCGCTAACGCTGTTGGCGGTTTCCTCCGTGAAGTCCAAGCACGTCGTGGTATCACTGATTACCTAGTCGTTTGCGATGAGACAAACAACACGGGCGATGTGATCGACCGCAACGAATTTGTTGCCGAGATCTACCTGAAGCCTTCGCGCTCCATCAACTTCATTACGATCACCTTCGTTGCTACCCGTAGCGGTATTAGCTTCGATGAAATTGTTGGTAGATAATCAAATTTTCTTTCTAAATAAATTCATAGAGGTATAAAAACCAATGCCAGTCTCAAGTAACGTAAAGGACTTCCTTTCAAAAGTAAAAAGTGGTGTAAAACCCAATCTATTCCGTGTCAATCTTGATTGGCCCACTGGGTTGGGAGCATCCTCTCCTGATAAAGAACTAGCTTCTTTCTTGTGCAAGTCTGCTGCTCTTCCTGCATCAAACATTGGTGTTATCGACGTTCCTTTCCGTGGGCGCGTCGTGAAGGTTGCTGGTGACAGAACTTTCGACACCTGGAGTATCACCCTGTTCAACGATACTGACTTCGCACTTCGTCAGTTGTTTGAAGAGTGGATTCAGAACATCAACGCACACGAAGATAACGTAGCTGATCTCACCCTTCCACGTGGTGGTTCCGAAGGATACACCAAGAACCTGATTGTTCATCAGTTGGGTCGCTCTGGTAAAGAGTCCGACAAGATCAGAACCTACAAGATGTGGGGTTGTTTCCCTACTCAGATCTCCCAGATCGATCTTGCTTATGACAGCAATGATCAGATCGAAGAGTTCACCGTTGAGTTCCAAGTTCAGTACTGGACTGCTGGCGACAACGGCCCTGAGTTCAACAACCAGATTAGTTGATCGCATAAATACCTTAGTATTAGGTATTTTTCCATAATATAATGGCTCAATTATTTGGATTCTCTATTAAGAGAAAGGAGGGACCGAAGGGTCAGTCCCCGATCCCTCCATCACAGGATGATAGTATCACCACAATTGCTGGTGGTTACTTTGGGCAATATGTAGACCTAGATGGCGGCGCATCGTCTCGTAATGAATACGAGCTGATTCGCCGCTATCGTGATATGGCACTTCACCCAGAAGTCGATACTGCTATCGATGAAGTGGTGAATGAAGCTATCATTTCCGATCTGGATGATACT